AACAGTCCCTGTTCATTATTTTTCTTTCTGTGCAATGGAAGGTAAAAGAAAGAAAAACCAGATCGATCCAAACAAGAGAGGACGCACAGAGGAAGAAAGTGTGGATTTGGTTGACGCTCGCGGCGTCGTTGTGAACAATTCCAAGAAAAAGGTTCGCGGACAATCCGCCTCGTCGTCCTCCGGTTCCGAATACGATAATGAAATGGGCAAGGACTTCGTCTTTACCTGGAACAATCCTACGTTAACCGATGACCAGTTCGAAAGCGTAGTTCGCCTAGAATGGAAAGTAAACTACTTTGTCGCCCATTGGCAGAAGGGAAACGGAACAGGTACTAACCATTACCAAGGCTACGTTGAGTTCACGAACCGTAGGAGAATTCAGCCTACCTTGAAACGCCTTCTTGGTGCGGCGCATTGGGAAAGGCGTAAAGGAAGTGCTGATCAAGCAAGATCCTATATTGTCGATGATCCGAAGAAAACCAATGATCCCGAACATCGCCTAATCGAGATCGGAGAGTTCAAATCTGGCCCACGTCAAGGGAGAAGGACCGACATTGAGCGCCTTCACGCTGCTGCTGCTGCAGGTGGACTCAAGGCAGCCGCAAGAGAGGAACCTTTGGCGTTTATTCAGTACGGACGCGGACTTCGCGAATGGCTGAACGTTCAGGCAAGCGATGATCAAGAGATTCACGATATGCCCGAGGTATCCATTAATTACGGCCCTCCAGGTTGTGGAAAAACGAGTTCTGCGATTAAAAGTTATCTTGATCGCAAGGAAAACTACTGGTTGGATAACTCTGGCGACTCATGGTTTGATGGTTACATGGGTGAACAAAACGTGTGCTTCGATGACTTTGATGGTGCGAGATCCAAAATGACTCTTAAGATGTGGCTGCGCTTAAATGATCGATATCCTATGCGCGTTCCTGTAAAAGGAAGCTATATTCAATGGAAAGCCACTGATATTTGCTATACCTCTAACATTCATCCCAGAGATTGGTGGGATTACAGCGGCAGAGAGGCTCAATTCGGAGCCATCAAGAGAAGAGTTTCCATGGTTCGCCACTGGAATGGAGATGGAAGAGGTAACGCCGCCCCCGGCGAAGCGCCCAAGATTATTACACCAGATGGCAACCCTGAGCTTTGGGAACGATGGTGGAATAAGCATGGAAGAATCGTCGGGCTCGGAATCCCAGAGAACAGCGGTATCCTGCGAGCCCACTCAACCAATGGAAATGTGATCGAGAGAGAGCCAGTGAGCGACGACATTGTTGGTCCAATGGATATGTACGTCGAGCATGTGTTGGATGATGATGAGCTCATTTTCCAATGTTAATAAATATATAAATAAAAGTTGTCTATGTCGTTGCTTCCTCCATTACCATTACAGAAGCAAAGTGTCTCCTAAGGTCGCCAAACTCGCCTGGCCGCAGGCGAGGACTCCAATTTTAGTAAGAGAAAGCCACAGATATGCCAATAAATAGAGCACCAAGCCAAAGAAGCCAAAAGAAAGCCAAAGGAGATCGAAAAGATGCCAGCCAGATCGAAAAAGATTCCAACGGCTATATGTGCAAGTGTGCATAAGTGGACTGGTAATACTGAGCAGTCCACTAATGCACTTTTTCTTCTTCATTCTTTTTCGAGCCCAAACTTAAGGTATGGCTGCAGGAACACTTGCTGTATTAGGTGCCAGAGGTTTAGGAAATATTGCTTCCCGTGCTGCTGCTTATGCGGCGGGATCCACCCTAGCCAGAGAGGGAGCCTATGCCATGACTAATGCACTGAAAAGAGCCTGGAGATGGGTGCCCAGCCTTCGCTGGGGAAAAGAGTGGCCAAGAGGATACTACAAGAAGAGATACCAACGCGGATTCGCCTACTATGGAAAGCCAATGAGATCGCAGTATGGAAGCAAGCGCTATGGCTTCAAACGTCGCTCCTCCTTTCGTCGTCGACAATACAGGCCCTTTCGGCGTTATTCCAGGGGAATGAAGCGTGCTTATTATGGACATATGGCAGGCTATTAAATCTATCATGTGCACCACTGATTTGCGGAGCGCTTTTATTATATTTGTTGCGCTTTTTGCCGACAGGTGGCCCTAACGACCGAAGCCGACAATGTTTCTATGCCATGTTAAAGCATGTGCACTAATCTTACATATTTCTTAGATGAAAAGAAGATATTCTCAAAATCTTCTACCTCGCGGAACAGAAATCAAAAGCGTTGACAGAAGCGATTTCTCTGACTTCTTCGTCATTGGATCCATCAAGAGCCTCGTCGTTCCCGAGGAAGGATCGAGTTTCTATAACAGGATCGGAAGAGAAACAAGAGGATTGAGCTTGCATTTCTGCGGATGGATAAAGCCAACCTATAATAATGCGATGAATACGCACATTCAAGCATTAAGATACATGATTCTGTACGATCGCCAACCTAATGGTTCCCTGCCTACTGTTTCGCAGGTTCTCCTTGATTATGCCCCGGATGGGAACACAAGCACAAACGTCCTTTCCGGCATTAATATGAACAACAAAGATCGTTTCGTCGTTCTCCGTGATCGAAAATTGGTCGCTCCTGCAGTAGGACCAAATGGAGCATTCACCTTAGATACGAATGGTGGAACAACAGCCAAAACCGAAAATTGGGAAGTGAACGATTACTTGGACCTGAATGGATTACAATCAAACTATCAATCAAGCAATGGAAGTATCGGAGATGTCACAACAGGAAGTTTCATCCTACTTACCATTTGCGCAGACGAACATGCATGGGAGATGCAGTGGCATGTTCGCTTCCGCTTTAAGGATTAATGTGAACCTAAACAGAATAAAGTATGTGCACTACTGATTTGCGGAGAGCTCTAACCAACCCTAGTACGGGTTAAAGCATGTGCACAATAATTTGCGGAGAGCTCCCTTTAACCCAAACCAAACCCAAACCATAACCAAACCACCCTAACCCTAGTACTAACTCTAGCTCTAACCAACCCTAGTACGTGTTAAAGCATGTGCACTACTGATTTGCGGAGAGCTCTAACCAACCCTAGTACGGGTTAAAGCATGTGCACCACTGATTTACGGAGAGCTTTTATTATATTTGTTGCGCTTTTTGCCGACAGGTGGCCCTAACGACCGAAGCCGACAATGTGCACCACTGATTTTCGCTAAGTAAAATTTCCAAACAATGTGCATAAGTATGTGCAGATGTGTAGTGGTAGAGAATATTATATCATTCTCCTTTCCTTGCATAGTAGAAGACATGAAGCGCAGATATCAAAATACACTCATGCCCCAAGGGGCTGAAATGAAGAGTGTGGATCTCGGTATTTCACAATTATTTACGACAACTGGTTCTCTACACGCATGCCCCATTCCCGAGGAAGGAGCGAGTTTCTATAACAGGATTGGGCGTCGCGTGCGTGGTGTGAGCATGCAAATTCGAGGTGTGATACACGCTGGCTTGGCAAATGCTGCGCAGCAAGCCTTCCCTCTGTTGAGGTGGATGCTGGTTTATGACCGACAGCCGAATGGAGCTCTGCCGAGCGCTGCCGATGTTCTCACTAATTATGACCATGATGGAACTACCCATACGGGGATCCTTGCAGGGATTAATATGAACAACAAAGATCGTTTCGTCGTTCTCCGTGATAAAATGATTAACACCCAAACTGTGGGTGCAAGCGGAGACGCGGTTGTTGATCCGGTATTCACACCGACTGTTTTCAGCCAAGATTTGGTGATCAACGAGTTCGTCAAGCTCGGTGGATTGCAAACTCACTTCAAGGCAAGCACTGGCGCAATCGGTGATGTTTCAACCGGAAGTTACTTCATTCTGCTGATCACAGGCAATGGAAGCGATGTGTGGAACTACGATGTGCAAGTTCGCTTCCGATTCTATGATTAAGAATAAGGCGGGAAATTTAAAATTAGGCGGGAATTTTAAATGTTTTAGGATGAAAAAATAAATGTGCAGAGGCAAGAATTGAACCCAGGCGTGTTTTGACTCGAGGTATTCCAAGAAAAAATTAACGGCGGAATAATAATTATTCCGTGCTCTCACTCCGAGAGAGCAAAAGTAGAACAGTCCCTGTTCATTATTTTTCTTTCTGTGCAATGGAAGGTAAAAGAAAGAAAAACCAGATCGATCCAAACAAGAGAGGACGCACAGAGGAAGAAAGTGTGGATTTGGTTGACGCTCGC